AACCGGCCTTGTTCGCGCAGCTGCGCGAAGAGTTCATCACCCTGGGCGGCCAGCGCGAGCGCGAGCGCGTCGCGGCCGTGCGCGCGCAGTCCATGCCGGGCCACGAGGCGCTCATCGAGCAGCTCGCCGCCGACGGCAAGACCACCGGCCCCGAGGCCGCGGTGGCGGTCAACGCCGCCATGCGCGCCGCGCTCACCAAGGCTGCCGCCGATCACGCCGCCGACGCGCCGGCCGCCGTGAAGGCGGGCCTCGCGCCCGAGCAGCAGAGCCAGAAGTCCCGCGAGCAGCAGGCCGCCGAGGCCACCGCCTACGCGGCCAAGAACAACGTGGACTTCGTCGCCGCGATGAAGGCCCTGGGCTTCGCCGCCTGATCCAGGAGAACGCCTCATGAACACCGCCATCCTCACCCTCACCGTGACCGCCGCGGCCACGCTGTCCGCCAACCGCGGCGTCACGGGCGCCGGCGCCGTGCCGGCTGCGGCCGCCCACGTGATCGGCTTCACCCGCACCAGCGGCGACACCGGTGACCTCGTGCCGGTCGACGTGCTCGGCACCACCATGGCCGAGACCGGCGCCGCCATCGCCGTGGGCGCTGCCGTCGAGGTCGACAACCAGGGCCGTGTCGTCACGCTCGCCGCGGGCGTCAAGGTCGGCCGCATGGCGCCCGGCCAGGCCGCCGCTGGCGCCGCGGGCCAGCTCGTCGAGATCGTCCTGATCCCGAGCTGAGCCGCACCCACCCACTGAACACCAGGAGCACACCATGCCCCAGATGACCTCTTCCGCCGCGCGGGTGATCGATCCGATCCTCACCGCGATCGCCCGCTCCGTCGCCGTGCAGTCGGCGCCGGTGGCCAACTTGCTGTTCCCGCGCGTCGATGTCGGCGCGCGCGGCGGCCGCATCGTCAGCTTCAGCAACGAGCACTTCAAGCTCTACGTCACCTCGCGCGCGCCCGGTGCCAACACCAAGCGCGTGGAGTTCGGCTACAGCTCGGACGCCTTCGCGCTGGTCGACTACAGCCTCGAGGGCTCGGTGCCCATCGAGCTCCTGCAGGAGGCCTCCGCCGTGCCGGGCCTGGACCTGGCGCAGGGCGCGATCATGCATGTGCGCTCGCTGCAGGACATCGAGCGCGAGAAGCAGTGCGCCGACCTGGCGCTCAATGCCGCGTCCTACGCCGCCAGCAACAAGGTCACGCTGGCGGGCACCGACCAGTGGTCCGACCCGGGGAGCGATCCCTTTGGCGACATCACTGCCGCGCGCGAGGCGATCCGCTCGCAGATCGGCGTGCGGCCCAACGTCATGGTCCTCGGCCCCAAGGTGGTCACGGCGCTGGCCAACCACCCCGACGTGCTCGCCCGCCTGCGCGGCGGCGCCGGTGCCGACAGCACCGATCGCGCGCCGGCCACGCTGGTCGAGCTCGCGCGCGTGTTCGACCTCCAGCAGGTGGTCGAGGGCGGCGCGATCTATCACAACGGCACGGACTTCGTGGACATCTGGGGCACGTACGCGCTGCTGGCCTACACCATCCCGCGGAGCATGGCCGCGATGGGCTCGCCGAGCTACGGCTACACGTACCAGCTCAGCGGCTACCCGATCGCCGAGGAGCAGTACTACGACCGCAACACCAAGACCTGGTACTTCCCGGTCACGGACGCGCGGCAGCCGGTGCTGGCGGGTGCGTCTGCCGGCTTCCTGATCACCGGCGCGTCGGCGTGACGGGGGCGGCCATGAAGCTCATCGCCCTCAGCCCGATCAAGTGCAACGGCAAGCGCTACGCGCCCGGCGACCAGCTGGAAGTGGACGCCGAGATCGCCAAGGCGCTCATCGCCAGCGGCGCCGCGGAGGCCGGCAGCAAGAAGGAGAAGGCGCCGCCGCCCCCGCCGCCGCCGCCGCCGCCGCCGCCGCCGCCGGCTGGCAACGCGTGAGGTCCTGAGTGATCCAGGAAGACCTCGACACCTTCCTCGCCGACTTCGGCGAGGACGGCCTGCTCGCTGGCGAGGCGGTGCGGGTGATCTTCGGAGCGCCCTATGCCGCCTTGCCGTCGGACGGGTTCGGTGCCGCCTCGGCCGAGCCGCGCGCGCTGATTGCCAGCGCGTCGGTTCCGGCTGCGGCCATCACCGACACCGCCGATGCGGTGCTCGAGCTCCCCGAAGCCGCTACGTTGCGCCCCGGCATGCCCACGCAGTACCGCGTCCGTGAGGTCCAGCCCGACGGCACCGGCGCTTTCAGCACGCTCATCCTCGCGGAGGCGTCGTGACCGCCTTCGCCGACATCGCCGAGGCCTACAAGCAGCGTCTGCTCGCAGTGCCGCAGATCACCGGCGACCGCGTGCAGCGCGGCCGGCAGGCGGCGCTCAAGGCGGGCTGGCCCGACGGCATCGTGGTGCGCATCGTTCGCACCGCCGCGCAGCTGGGCGGCGTGGGTCCTGGCGTGCCGAAGGACTGGACCACCACGCTCGGCGTCGAGGTCCTGGCGCGCGGCGCCACGCCCGATGCGGCCGAGGACGCGGTGGACGCGCTGCTCGGCCAGGTCTACGAGCGCTTGGCCGGCTGGGCGCCGCCAGGCCTGGCCGTCGAGGACGCGCTGTCCGAGCCGGCCATCCAGTGGGACGTGGACGAAGGCGAAGGCGCCGTCGCCCGCGCCACCCTCGTCGTGACCCTCATCCACCGCACCCTGGCCGCCGCGCTGGTGCCCCAACCCTGACCCCATTCTTAGGAGCCCGCCATGCCCCGCTACACGCGCAAGCGCCTGATCCTCGCCAAGACCGAAAGCAGCTACGGCGTCGACGCCGCACCGGCTGCTGCCGATGACTCCGTGCTCGTGAGCGAGATCCGCTCCGCCTTCGAGCCGAACAACGTGGACCGGGCGCTGATCCGCCCGTACTTCGGCTCCAGCGAGCAGCTCACCGGGGCCCGCAGCATCGCGCTGGGCTACAACGTCGAGCTCGTCGGCGCCGGCCCGGCCGGCGGCGCGCCGGCGTGGGCGCATCTGCTGCGCGCCTGCGCCATGACGGGCGCTGCCGACACGCCGGTCACCATGACCGAGATTACGATCAGCGCCCAGGCCTCGGACAACAGCTTCAACGACAGCGGCGCCGCCTTCCTGACCGAGGGCTTCGCGGTCGGCATGACCGTCACCGTCAGCGGCTTCACCACGCCGGCGAACAACCTGACCGGCATCATCACCGCGCTCACCGCCGGCAAGATGACGATCGGCGGCACCGACGGCGACGGCATCGTCGACGAGGCGGCCGGCGACAGCGTGACCATCACCTCCGTCGCGCGGTACGACTTCCTGCCCATCACCGACGCGATCCCGTCGCTGACGCACTACTACTTCCTCGACGGCACGCGCCGCATCGCCCTGGGCTGCCGCGGCAACGCGCGCGCGGTCCTGAACGCCGGCGAGATGCCCATGCTCTCGTTCGACTTCCGCGGCAAGGACGGCGGCCTGGCCGCGGTGGCGCTGCCGACCGACGCCGACTTCAGCGCCTTCATGACGCCGGAGATCCCCACCGATGCGAACACGCTGGACCTGGTGATCGGCGGCACCATCAGCACCACGGGGGCGGTGGCCATCACCGGCGGCACCGCCATCCCGTCGCTCGGCCTCGAGGTGAACCTTGGCAACGACACGCCGCTGGTGCCGCTGATCGGCGACGAGAGCGTCGACGTGGTCGACCGCGCGGTGGTCGCTACCCTGCGCCTGAGCCTCAGCGCCGCCCAGGAGGTGGCGCGACAGCTGGCCGTGCTGGGCAACACGCTGAGCAGCGTGGGCCTGATCCACGGCACGCGCGGCGGCTCGCGCGTGGCGCTGTGGCTGTCCACCGCGCAGTTCACCAACCCGCAGGAAGAGGACTTCAACGGCCGTGCCATGGTCCGCTACGAGCTGCGCGGTGTCCCCGACCCGGCCGGCACCGGCAACGACGAGCTGCGCCTCGTCGCCAGCTTCTGAGCGGAGGCCGCCGCATGTTCCGTCTGGACCCGAACCCGGAATTCTGGTGGCCTGTCGTCGTGCGCCGGCCCGACGAGGGCAAGCCCGGCGAGATGGCCGAGCACCAGTTCGAGGCACGTTTCAAGTGGCTCGACGACGAGGCCTACGCCGCCTGGCTGGCCGAGGCGCGCGACAAGAAGCTCGCCGATCGCGATGCCGCGCTGCACGTGCTCACAGCCTTCCGCAACGTGCTGCAGGAAGACGGCACGCCGATGCCGGCCGACGAGGCCGGCATCAAGCGGCTGCTCGCCCAGCAGGGCGTGGCCACCGCGGTGATCGCGGCCTACTTCGAGAGCCGCGACAAGGCCGCGCAAAAAAACTTGCCGAGGCCGCGCTGACCTGGGTGCAGCGCGGCCTCGAGGACGACGCCGAAGACCCACTACTCCAGGACGCCAAGGCGATGGGCGCATCCGAACGATCGCTGCAGCAGCTGCGTGGCGCCATTGAAGAGCGGCGCCACGCGCGCGGCAGCTTAGGCGTGTGGCCGCGGCACTGGCACGCGGTGCAAGTCTTCTGCGCGATGGGCACGCAGTGGCGCACCCACCTCGGCGCCAAGGGCCTGATCTACCAGGGCCTGGACTACGCCGCGCTGCGCCCGGTGCTGGCCGAGCACCGGCACGGCAAGCACCGCCAGCCGATGGAAGTGCTCATGCCGCAGCTGCGCACGCTCGAGCTCGCCGCGCGCGAGCACCTGAACGACTGACCGGGCCGCCACCGTGACCAGCCAGACCCGCGACTACGTCTTCCGCCTGCGCGGCGACGCCGACCAGCTCGCCACCGCGCTGGACCGCGCCGCGCAGCGCACCGAGGCGCTGGCCGGCAGCACCGAGAGCCTCGCGCGCGACCAGGCCGCCGCGCGCGCCGCCGGTGATTCCTTCATCGCCAGCCTCACGCGCCAGGCGCAGAGCGCCGGCAAGACGCAGAGCGAGCTGCTCGCGCTGCGCGCCGCCGAGCTCGGCGTCGCCGACGCGGCGCGCCCGCTCATCCAGCAGCTGCAGGCCGCCACCGCCGCCCAGCAGGCCGAGACCGCCGCCGCGGCGCAGGCGGCCGTCGCGCAGCGCGCGCTGGCCAATATCCGCGCGGCCGCGCAGCAGCAGGAGCGCCAGGCCTTCCAGGCCCGGCAGCAGTTCATCGACGGCCTGCAGCGCGAGGCGGAGGCGATCGGAAAGACGCGCAGCGAGCTGCTCGCGCAGCGCGCGGCGCAGCTCGGCGTCACCGCGCAGGCGCAGCCGCTCATCCAGCGGCTGCAGGCCGGCGAGCGCGCCTTCACCGGCTTCGCGCGCGGCGGCAAGCTCAGCGCGCAGGAGCTCACGCAGGTCGGCTTCCAGCTCAACGACCTGGCCGTACAGGTGGCCAGCGGCGGCAATCCGCTGATCGCGCTGGTGCAGCAGGGCAGCCAGCTCAGCGGCACCTTCGGCGGCATCGGCAACGCCGCGCGCGCGCTGGTCAGCCTCGTCACGCCGGCCATCGTGGTCACCGGCGGTCTGGCGGCGGCGGTAGGTGTGCTCACCTTCGCCTACGCCAAGGGCTACCGCGATCAGCAGGCCTTCGAGGACGCGCTGCGCCTCACCGGCGGCCGCGCCGGCGTCACCAAGGGCCTGGTGGACGAATACGCGCGCAGCATCGAGCGCAGCACCGACGTGACCATCGCCGCCGCCCGCGAGGCGGCGCAAGCCGTCACGGCCAGCGGCGCGTTCGGCCCCGTGGTGTTCGAGGAGGCGGCGCGCGCCGCGGCGCTGCTGGCCGAGCGCACCGGCCGCACCGCCGACGAGGTGGTCAAGGACTTCGCGCAGATGCGCGAGGGCGTGGCCCGCTGGGCGGCCGACGCGAACAAGAGCTACAACTTCCTGACGGCGGAGCAGTTCAAGTACATCCGCACGCTGGAGCAGCAGGGCAAGGCCGAGGAGGCTGCGCGCGAGACGCTGCGCCTGCTCGGGGACCAGCTGGGGAAGGAAACGCCCACCCAGTTGGGCTTCCTCGGTACCGCCCTCGAGGCTACGAAGAAGGGCTGGAGTGCCTTCTGGGATGCGGCCTTTGACGTCGGCCGCCCGAACACGATCGAGGAAGAGATCGCCGCTGCGACCGAGCAGGTGCTCGAGCTGCAACGTCGCCAGCAGCGCGCGCCGAACCCGCGACGCGACCAGGCTCTGGCCGCCGCGCGTCAGCGGCTGGAGGACCTGCGCGCGCAGCGCGACGCCGAACGCCAGAGCGCCGAGCAGCAGGCCGCCGACGCGAAGAAGAACGGCGAGGAGATCGCCCGCCTGCAGAAGGACTACATCGACGCCTCCCTGACGCTGCAGCGCGCCCAGCAGCAGCGCAGCCAGGCCGCCGGCGATCTGGCACGCACCCGCGAGACCGAGGCCAACGAAGAGGCCTACGCGCGCGAGCTGATCACCTACCGCAGCTACATCGACCGCCGCGCCGCGCTGGAGCGCCAGGCCGTCGACGCGCGCCTGGCCGCGGTGGACGCCGAGCTGCGCCTCGAGCGCCAGCGCACCCCCGAGCGCCCGGACGGGCCGGAGGCGGTGCAGCAGCAGGCGCGCCTGGTCGAGATCGAGACGCGGCGCTACGCCATCCTGCAGGACCGCGCGCGCCTCGAGCGGCAGATCCGCGCCAACTTCGGCGAGGAGGACCGCTCCAGGGCCGCGCGCGAGCTGGCCGCGATCGCCGAGGCCGAGGAAGAGGAAGCCCGCACGCTCACCCGCCGGCGCCAGGCCGCCGAGTCCGCCGCGGCCGAGCTCGTCGACACCAACGAGCAGCTCTCCCTCAGCCTGGTGCGCAACGTGGAGGAGCGCGGCCTGGCGCTCATCGAGGCCGAGCGCCGTGCGCTGGTGCAGCGGCTGGACGTCTACGCGTTGGAGGGCCAGGCCCGGCAGGACGCGCAGGACGCCGTGGCCGAGTACGTGCTGCTGCGCCAGCGCCAGCTCACCGAGGAGCTCAAGCCCGAGTGGCAGCGCATGCTCGAGGCCTGGGCCGACACGCAGGAGGCCATGAAGCGCCGGTCGGACGAATTCCAGACCGACTTCCTCACCGGCAGCAAGGAAACCTTCCGCGAGTTCATCCGCGACGGCGAGATCAACCTCAAGCGCTTCAGCGACCTGCTCGTCAACACCCTGGCCGACCAGGTGTTCGAGCAGAGCCTGGCGCCGGCGGTGGGTCAGCTGGGCAACTTCATCGCGCGCACCGTGGGGCTGGGCGGTGGCACGGCCCAGGCCGGCGGCGGGCTGGCTGCGCAGACGGCCCAGACCACCGCGCTCAGCAGCTCCACCGCCGCGATCACCGCCAACGCCGCGCAGACCGTCCAGGCCACCGGCTCGCTGGGTCTGCTGTCCTCCGTGGCGCAGGCGGCGGCCGAGGCGCTGAGCCTCGTGGCCTCGCAGGCCGCCTCCGGCGCTGGTGGTGGTGGCGGCGGCATCCTGGGCTCGCTGGCCAGCGCGTTCGCGGGCTTCTTCACCGGGCCGTCGGCCGTGACGTCGGCTGTGTACAGCCCCGCGCTGCCTGTCGGCACGCCTCTGCCATCGTTGGGCGGCCGCCGCACCGGCGGGTCCACGCGAAGCGGCGGCTACTACGAGGTGGCCGAGGAGGACGAGCCCGAGCTCTACCGCGTGGGCCGCCGCACCTACCTGCTGAACCCAGGCCAGGGCGAGGTGACGCCCGCCCGCCCGCTGCGCGTGGAAGGCGGCGCTGCCGGTGGCCAGGCGCCGAGCGCCGGCAACACCTACGTCGAGGTCATCAACAACGGCGGCGGCCAGGTGCGCGAGGAACGCTCGCGCCAGGGGCCGGACGAGTTCGTTCGCATCGTGATCGATCGCGCCGTGTCGCAGATCGCCGGCGACATCCGCGGCGGCGTGGGGCCGGTGTCCAGCTCGCTGGGCGCCATCGGGGTGGGCCGCCAGGCCGCGCTGAGATGACATGCCGGTCGACATCGTCATCCCTTCCGCGCTGCCCCGCCCGCTGGCGGACGGGCACCAGTACCGGCCCGTCGATCCGGCGCTCACCGTGCCCAAGGACCAGGGCGAGCTGCGCCGCCTGCCGCGCTACACCGCCGTGCCTCGGCAGCTGGCGCTGGTGTGGCGCTTCACCCAGGCCGAGTTCGACACCTTCTGGGACTGGTACGAGGACGACCTCGACGCCGGCGCGCGTCGCTTCGACGTCTTCGTCGGCCGCCAAGGTGGCGGCGCGATCGACGGCACGGCGCCCGGCACCTGGCACACCGCGCAGTTCGTCCAGCCGCCGCAGCACGAGCCGCTGGCCGGCGGGCGCTGGCGCGTGCAGGCGCAGCTGCTGTGCATCGGCGACCCCTTCGACGTGCGCATCGCCCCGGGCATCCTGGCCAGCGGCTCCAACAGCCGCACCGGCGGCGCGCGCTTCGTCGCGCCGGCCATCTTCGCCAGCGGCGAGAACAGCCGCGGCGGCAGCGCCTACACGCGGCCGCAGCTGGACTTCCTGCCCGGCGGAGAGAACAGCCGCGGCGGGGGCTGGTTCACCGACATCGCACCAGGCAGCGAGGACGCGCTCCTGCTGGTGTGGATGCAGCTCACCTTCGGCTCGGCCTCGTTGGACGAGGACGAAGACGCGCTGGCGCTCGCCTTCATGCGCGTCGACCAGCCCTGACACAAGGACCCTCCCATGGCACTGACCCCCGGCAACAACAACGGCGCGCTCAACGGCGTGACCGCGGTCGACATCGTCGCCGCGCCTGCGGCCAGCACGCAGCGCGTGGTGCGCAACGTGAGCTTCTTCAACCGCGACACCGCCGCCGTGACGATCACGCTGCGGCTCGACGACGGCGGCACCGAGCGCTTTCTCGACAAGCAGACGGTCCAGCCGGACGAGGCCTGGGTCTACGCGGTGGCGCAGGTGCTCGACACGGCGAACAAGAAGCTCGAGGCCGTGATGAGCGGCGCCCCGGCGACCACCAACCCCGACTTCTCGGCCACCTGGGCCGACAAGACGGCCTGACCCGGAGCCCGCGATGGAAGGCACCAGCAACCCCAGCAACGTCCTCGGCCAGCTGCGGCCGCTCACCAAGATCATCGAGGCCACGTTCACGCGGCCGCCCGACACCACCGCCTACGCCGACGGCGACGCCGTGTGCAACAGCACCAGCGCGCCGACGATCATGACCTTCTCCGGCGTGGCGCGCGCCGGCGGGCTGGGCGCGGTGCTGCAGTCGGCGGTGCTGATCATGAGCACCGCCGCGGCGACGGCGGGCGACTTCGACCTGCTGGTGTTCGACACCTCGGTCGGCATGTCGAACGACAACGCCGCCTTCACGCCGAGCGACAGCGACGCGGAGAAGGCCGTCGCGGTGATCCAGTTCCGCGGCACGACCAACGGCTCCAAGCTGGGCGCCAACATCGTGTACGACGCGGGCGCCATCAGCCGCTCGGTCAAGTGCGCGGCGGGCAGCACCAGCCTGTACGGCGTGCTCGTGGCGCGCAGCGCCTATGTGCCGGGCAACGCGGAGGTGTTCCGCGTGCGGCTGGGCGTCATCCAGGACTGACCGATGCGCAGGGCAAGCCGTGCCGCGGTTCTGACGCCCAAGCGGCGGCGGTTGTGGACGCCGTTCGATCTTCCTGTGCGCCCGAGCATCTGGCTGAACGACCAGGGGGCGGTCACCGATGCCGGTTCGGGCGCGTGCTCGCAGTGGAACGACATCAGCGGCAACAACTACCACTTCAAGCAGACCACCAGCGCCAACCGGCCGCTCATCGTCAGCAGCGGCCTGAATGGGCGTCGCACGATCCGCTTCGACGGAACGAACGACATGCTCTACACGACGGCGGCCGACACCGCCAACCTGACCACCAGCGTCGGCGCGCTGACCGAGTTCCTGCTCTACAAGAAGCTGGCAACCGACGCGGGCGTCAGCCGCATCGTCACCTTTGTGCCGGTGAGCGGCGTTGGCGCTCCCTCCAGCCGGCACACGATCGCCTGCTCGGGAACCGTCGGTGGCCAGGCCAACAAGACCCGCGGCGCCGCGCGCCGCGAGCGCGCCGATGCGGCCGTGGAGCTGACGCAGGGCACATCACTCGGCACCGCCTGGCAGTCGGTCATGTTCAGCGTGGTCTATGCGGACCGCGACGGGTTCCTCGACATCGACGGCGCGAACGACCAGCAGAACCTCACCTTCACCACGGCGGGCAGCACGACCGACGCCATTTCGACGACGTCCGCTTTCTCGATCGGCGGGAACTCAGGGGTCAGTGGCGACAACCCGAGCACCTCGAACCCCGCGGACGTGGAGATCGCCGAGCGCCTCCTGATCGTCGGCAACGTGAGCCAGGCCGACAAGGATCGCGTGTTCGGCTACATGCATCACCGCTGGGGCCTGGCCGCCAACCTGTCCAGCAGCCACCCGTACAGGTACGCGCCGCCGTACGCCTGACCATGCCGGCCATCGAGTACCCCGCGAGCCTGCCGCCGCCCTCGGCCCTGCCGATCGCCGCGCGCGAGCGCCGTGCCGTGCCCAGCGGCGCCGGCAACGAGGCGCCGCGCGCCCGCGCGCGAGACGCCATCGTGGATGCGCAGGCGGTCCGCTGGGTCTACTCGCCCGAGGAGATGGCCACCTGGCGCGCCTGGTTCCAGGACACGCTGCTCGAGGGCCAGCTCTGGTTCGCGGCCACGCTGCCCGGCCGTGGCGGCTGGGCCACGCGGGTGGCGCGCTACATCGGCGAGGAGCTGCAGCTCGCGCACCTGGGCGCCGGCATCTGGGAGGTGACGTGCCGGCTCGAGCTGCGCGGGCTCAGCCAGCCGCCGCAGATCCCGGACCTGCTGCAGCGCTCCACCGAGTCGGCGTCGACGGCGGAGACCGTGCACCCGTTCGCCATGCCGATCGGCGGGGCCGCGGGCGACGTGCTGGTGGCCATCTATTCCTTCGACAAGCAGCTCACCACGGTGGTGACGCTGGACACCGCCGCGTCCGGCCTGAACTGGACCGACACGATCCTGGAGGCCACCGGCGCGCGCGGCTTCGGCGGCGTGGCCTGGAAGATCGCGGAAGGCGACGACGTGCTGCAGTTCACCACCAACGTGGGCGAGCAGAGCCAGGCCGTCGTCTTTGCCATCCGCAACTCGACCGGCGACGTCACGGTGGCGGCGGCCAACAACGGCAGCACCAACGCGCCCAACCCGCCCAACTGCGCGCCGGCCGGCGGCGCGGCGGACCACTTCTGGCTCGCGGGCGCGATCGCCACCGTGCTCGACGACACGCCGGCGGTGCAGGTGGCCTTCACCGGCTACCCCAGCGGCTACGTCAACCGGACCACGCTGACGGGGCAGCCGAACAACCCGTCGATGGCAACCGCGACGCGCCGCCTCACGGCCGCGAGCGAGAACCCGGGCGCCTTCGCCACCGACCGCACCGACATCGCGCTGGCCTTCACCGTGGCCGTCGAGATGGAGCCCTGACCATGCCCGTCTACCTCCCCGCCCTCAAGGGCATCAGCCAGAGCGAAGCCCTCGCCGAGGCCTCGGCGTTCGCCGTGGCTGGCGAGCCGGCGCTCATGACGCTGGCCTTCACGCACCCCGACATCGTGGACCCGGTGAGCGGCGAGCCGATGGCCGTCTACGTGGTCAACGCCTACGAGGACCTGGTGGCCACGCTCGAGGCCGATGCACCGCTCGACGGCGGCCAGGCGGTGACCTTCCGCGCCGTGCCGATGCAGATCACCCTGCCCACCGAGGCCGACGACGCGCCGCAGGGCGAGGTGAGCATCACCATCGGCAACGTCACGCGCGTGCTCATGCCGCACCTCGAGGCCGTGGCGCAGAGCCAGGAGCCGGTGACGGTGATCGCGCGCACCTACCTGCCCGGCGACACCAGTGCCCCCCATGAGACGCCCCCCTTGCGGGTGACCCTTCGGGGGGCCACCGCCACGGTGCAGGCCGTCACCGCGCGCGCCGGCTTCGGCGAGATCACCAACCGCCGCTGGCCGATCCACGAGTACAGCCAGCAGGCCTTCCTGGGCCTGGCCGCGTCATGAAGCACTGGGCCGCCATCTACATGGGCAAGCCGTGGCGCGAGGACGCCGAGGGCCCGCACGCCTACGACTGCCGCGGCCTGGTGGCCGCGGTGCAGCGCGATCGCTGGGGCCGCGAGGTGCCGGCGCTCACCCGCGCCGACCGCAGTACGCCGGAGGGTCGCGCCGAGTTCGCGGCCGCGGTGCGCCGCGGCGGCTGGGCGCGCACCGCGGAGCCGCCGCGCGAGGGCGACATCCTGGTGTGCCAGAGCGCGCGCGGCGCGCACGTGGGCGTGTTCGTGCAGGTGGACCGCCGGCTCGGGGTGCTGCACGCGCGGGCCCAGCGCGACGCGCAGGGCATCCCGCGCGGCGGGGTGGTGTTCGAGCCGCTGCGCGACATGCTGGCCAGCGGCTTCGGCCGGCCGGAGGTGTGGCGATGCAGCTGAGCACCGCCGTCGCCGCGCGCCCGGCCTACGCACTGCGCCGCACCATGCCCGCGGTCTGGGCCAGCGTGCACGCGATGCAGCTCGACGTGAGCGCGCGCGACTTCCACCGCGTGGCGGAGTTCGGCTGCATCAGCGACTACGCGCCGCGCACCGGCCGCGTGGTCTGCCAGGTCAATGGCGTCTACGTCAGCCGGCGCGACTGGTGGCGCCCGGTGCAGGTGGGCGACGTGGTGGTGTTCGTGCAGGTGGCGGGCGAGGAGGGCTCCAATCCGCTGCGCGTGCTGCTGCAGATCGTGGTGCTGGTCGCGTCGATCTACACCGGCGGCCTGGCAGGCGCCGCGATCTCGATCGCCGGCACCCTGCTGATCAACGCGCTGCTGCCGCTGCTGCCGCCCCCGCTTGCGGACGGCCAGACCCCGAGCCCGACGTACAGCGTGGCTTTCCAGGGCAACCAGGCCCGCCTCGGCCAGAGCATCCCGGAGCGCTTTGGCCAGGAGCGCGTGTTCCCGGACTTCGCGGCGCAGCCGTACAACTTCTTCGAGGACGACGACCAGTACTACTGCGCCGTGCTGTGCCTCGGCTTCGGCGAGTTCAACGTGCTGCAGGTGGCGCTGGACGACACCGACATCCGCAACTTCCAGGACGTCGAGTTCGGCATCGTCGGCCCCGGCCAGACCAGCCGTGCGAGCGACTTCAGCACCTTCGAGTCGCTGGAAGACCAGGACATCGCGGCCGACAACATCGTCACCAGCCCGGAGGTGAGCGGCCAGCAGCTGGTGGACACGCAGTGGGTCGGCGCCTTCGCGCCGGTGCGCGGTGGGTTGGCGCTGGACGCGATCTTCATCGACCTGGTGTTCCCGGGCCTGGGCGTGGTCGACGACGACGGCAGCATCGACAACCGCAGCATCAGCTGGCAGGTCGGCGTGCGCCTGGTCGACGACAGCGGCAACCCGCTGGAGGCCTGGCGCACGCTGGCCACCGAGACGATCACCCGCAACACCAGCGAGGCCATCCGCCTCACCTACGCCTACACGTCCAACGAGACGGTGCTGCCCTTCCCGGGGTGGTTCCAGGGCAGCGTCACGGTGCCGGCGGCGATCAGCATCGGCCGCTACGAGGTTCGGCTGCGCCGGGTGACCGCGCGCACCGACAACCGCCGGGTGCTCAACGACATGATCTGGGCCGGCCTGCGCGCCCGGCTCAGCGTGCGCGGCATCAACCGCGAGGACTGCACGTTCGTGGTGATCAAGGCCCGCGCGAGCGAGCAGCTCAGCGGCCTGAGCCAGCGGCGCTTCACGGTGGTGGCGCAGCGCCTGATCGAGCGCTACGACTCCAACACCGAGACCTGGAGCGCGAGCCCGCTCACCGTGGCGGCCAACTTCACGCGCAACCCGGCCGAGATCGCGCGCTACATCATGCACCGCCGCGGCCTGGCCGACAGCCGCATCGACCACGCCACGCTCGACGAGCTGCGCGACCTGTACGACGAGCGGCAGGACCGCTTCGACTTCAGCTTCGACAGCCGCGTGAGCTTCAACGACGCGCTGCAGCTCGTGGGCCGCGCCGGCCGCGCGCGGGCGCTGCTGCGCCGTGGCGCCGTCTACACCCTGGTGCGCGACGAGCTGCAGACGCTGCCGGTGGCCATGTTCGTGCCGCGCAACATGGACGCGGACAGCTTCGCGATCGACGTGGCGCTCTCCACCGACGAGACGCCCGACGCGGTGCTGTTCCGCTACCGTGACGGCCAGGTGTCCGCCGAGCGGGTGGTGTACGGCCAGGTGCACGAGGGCGCCGTCTACGCCTATCCGGCCGACGAGAGCGGCACGCCCCAGCGCCCCGCCGGCGTGCCGGAGCCGGCGCGCGTGCAGGAGGAGCGGCTGGACGGCATCGCCGGCCAGAGCCACGCGCTGCGCGAGGCGGCCTACTTCATGGCCGCGGCCTTCTACCGGCGCATGTACCCGAGCTGGACCACCAACCTCGAGGCGCTGCTGCCGGCCTATGGCTCGCTGGTGGGGCTGGCGCACGACGTGGCGCCCTGGGGCCAGAGCGGCGACGTGGTGGACTGGGACGAGATCACGCGCACGCTCACCACCAGCGAGCCGCTCGCCTGGACCGCCGGCGGCACGCACTACGTGCGGCTGCAGAGCAGCACCGCCGGCGTCGGCGAGGCCATCCTGGTGACGCCGGGCGCGGCCGACAACGAGATGGTGCTCGACCAGGCGCCCGCCGAGGCGCCGGTGTTCGACCGCGCCGACCGCGAGCGCACGCGCTACCTCTTCGGCGAGCTGGCCGAGGTGAGCCGCTACGCGCGCATGCTGGCCATCCGCCCGCAGAGCCAGACCAGCATCCGCCTCGAGGCCGTGATCGACGACGCGCGCGTGCACGCCGCCGACAACGCCTGGCTCCCGGTGGGCGGCGAGGTCCAGGACGCGCTGCCCGACCCGAACTACACGCCCGACGGCAGCGGCGCGGCGCAGTTCGTCGAGGACTTCGAGGCCGGCCTGGGCGACTACACGGTGGTGCTGGACACGGCCGACACCTTCGAGCTCGCGGCCACCGAGTACGGCCAGAGCCTGCAGGTCAACTCGGTCAACGTCGGCGACATCCAGCGCATCGAGCGCGACATCGACCCGGTGACCTTCACCGAGGCGAGCTGGCGCTTCCGCATCACCGAGGCGCAGAGCAACGACCCCGGCATCCTCGAGCTGGCCAACAACGGCGGCTGGGTGCTGCGCTTCAACGCCTACCGCGACGCCAGCTTCGACGGCCTGCGCCGCGCGCGCTGGGACGTCCTGGGCCAGACGCAGCGCATCACCGCCGGCGCGCTGGAGGTGGGCACCTGGTACCGCGCGCAGGTGCTGGTGGTGCCCGGCTCCAACAACACCACGATCTCCATCTACCGCGAGAGCGACGACGCACTGATCGCCCAGGCCGGGCTGAGCGTGAGCGTCAGCTCCATCACCGCGGACCAGCTCGCCTTCTACGCGGACCAGAGCGGCCAGACGACGGCCATCCAGTTCGACGACATCACCCTCACCTGAAAGGGCCCTCCATGCCGCTCACCAACTACCAACGCAACCGGCTGATCGACTTCGACTACCGCGGCCAGGCCTACGTGCCGCCGGCGACGCGCTACTGGGCTCTGCTGACGGCCGCCGCGGCCACCGGCGGCACCGAGCAGACCGGCGGCGGCGTGGCGCGCGTGGCCGTGGCGGCCAGCCTGGCCAACTGGTCGGGCACGCAGGCCGAAGGCAGCACCAGCGCCAGCAGCGGCACCAGCGGCCTGACCAGCAACAACGCGGCGATCGAGTTCGCGGCCAGCGCCAGCGCCGAGATCAGCGCCGCCTACGTGGGCTGCTACGACGCGGCGAGCGGCGGCAACCTGCTCGAGTTCTACGCGATCCGCGACGCCAACGGCGACCCGATCACCCGCACCTGGCAGATCGGCGACCCGGTGGTGATCGACGCGGGCGACCTCGAGATCACGCTGAGCTGAGGC